TCCGGGGAGTACACGACTACCATCTCGTTCACTATGAACGAGCCTGTCGTCGGGTTCACCTCCGCCGAGAGGACCCTGTTCGTCGATACTGTCCTGGATTATCTCCGGGCCAGTACTGACGCAGTTCCTCTCGCAGTGGGATCCGGTCAACTCTAACAGAGTTACCGGGGGGTTAAATCAATTCGGTCGCACATCGAGCAGGACTGCTACCTCTTTTGGAGGAAACATGAAAAGCCTGGTGTGCCTTTTAACTGACGTCATGCGTGATGCAGGACGTCTGTGCGCTGTCAACATTGAGCGTGACATTAACACTGTCACGCGGAGGAGTCAGAGTGAAGGTGAGTCTTTCTTAACCTCTACTCTACCGATGTTCCTGTCTGCCTTTGAGCAGTCACTGGAAAACGGTAACATTGCCTCTGTCCCTTTTCCCCATTTTAGGAAAAGAGGTGGCTACCCGCTGTTTTTGGGCGGGATGCTCAGGCGTGTTTTCTCCTCTGATGGTACTACGGTTCTCGTGGATGCCGACTCGTCCGCAGTTCAAGCCGTGAGGCAGATCTGTGGTTTTTTCGGCAAGATCTTTGAGGTCTGCCCAGATACTCGCGTCCAAGCAAGTATCGACGGGTTCCACGAGTGTGAAGACGAACTGAAAGAGCTATGGTTTGATCCAGCTCTTCTGGACTCTTTGGCGATCGCAGCAGCCCGGTATTTTGGTGCCGAGCTTTCCGCGATTGACAAGGCGTGTCATGAAATGACACTGGTTCCCAGACACGGCCCAGGCGCGACAGCCGATGCACTCCGCGGGAACGCGAAGTTCGACTGTCGTGTGTGGACCCAGCGCCTCGAAAAAGAGGCTCCTGCGTGTGAATATCTCGTTCCGTTCAGGAGCGAGGCATCAAACGCGTGTGTTCAGTTCCTCGAACCCTGGGAAGAGCATGACCTCAAGGTCGTGGCTGTTCCTAAGACTGCAAACAAGGCACGTCTCATCGCTATTGAACCGACTTACCGACAATGGGCCCAACAGGCCTTGCTCGGTGCTTTCGCGCGCGAGTTCCACAAGGGCTCACGTACGATCGACTTAACTGACCAAAGCGCCAATAGGCTTTTGGCCAGGTCCGGTTCAGAGGATGGCGGTTTCGCCACACTCGATTTGAGTGAGGCGTCGGACCGGGTCCACCTGGCTGTCGTTAACGCGGTGTTTAACCGCTTTCCTCATCTTCGCCGTTT